CTATCGTCGGCGTAAACCTTACGGAAAGTGTAACGGCTGTTGAGGACGAGGGCTTTCTCACCTTCCGCAGCAACCACCCTATTATGCGCGGTATCGACTTGGCGCGGACCACGGAACGCGGTCCTATGTGGGCTTACAACCAGATGGATCTTGAGGTCACGTCCTACCACTTCAATCACATATTCTCCGAATACGAAAAGTTCAAGAAGCAAAACGGTCTGAGAGATTTTACGGACATGCTCATCGGCCTTTCCGAAAACGAAGCCTTAATTCCAGAACTGAAAGTTGTCTTTCTTGACGAGGCACAAGACTTAACGCCACTGCAATGGAAAGTTGCCCAACTTTTAGACGACAAGGCAGAAAAATTCTATGTCGCGGGAGACGACGATCAAGGGATCTTCGGCTGGTCCGGCGCAGATGTGACTAGATTTATAAAACTAGAGGGTGCCAGTGAGGTTCTAACCCAGTCGCACCGCGTACCGCGCTCCGTTTGGAAAATTGCTGACAGAGTTTCTAGTCGTATACGCCGTCGTCAGAAAAAAGAATGGTCGCCTCGTGACGCAGATGGAAGCACACGCTTCGTTCACGATCACTACCGAATAGACTTTACAGATCAGTGGCTTATACTGGCCCAAGCAAATTATATGCTCAACGATATTGGGGCCTACCTTAAAACGCAGGGTTATTTCTTTGAACGTTTCAATTCTCCCTCTCTCTCCAAGAAAGTACGCACCGCAATTTCTTCTTGGACGCACCTTACCACAGGGCACAACAAGGAGATCAGTTTGAGCGAGGCACAAAACCTTTACACTCACATTTCCAGTGAGGACGGGCGCTTGCAACGCGGTGCCAAGACCCTTCTGAAATCGGCACACGAACAGGATGTATTTACACTAGGGTTGTTGCACGAGCATTTTGGACTGGAAGCCAGCGGTACGTGGGAAAAAGTTCTCGACCGTATTAAACCAGAGGACCGTGCGTATGCCTCAACGCTTTTAAACAAGGGTGTTGACCTGAACAGCAAACCAAAAATAAAACTGTCCACCATTCACGGTGCGAAAGGTGGTGAAGCCGACAACGTTTACCTCATGCTGGACCTTTCCGGTAAAGCTCTAGAAGAAATGACAAAAAATCCTGACGACGCCTATCGTGTGCTCTATGTGGGTATCACTCGTGCAAAAGAGAACTTGGTCCTGCAAATGCCTGAAAACTGGCAGAGAGGTTGGCAGCTATGACAGACCTTATTTCCCCCGCGCACTATCAGCGAGGCAAACTGGAAACCGTTGATGTCATCATGGATGTTGTCCGCGACCTACCAGGAGATGAAGCAGTCCTCGTCGGCAATGCTATTAAATATTTAGTGCGCTACCGTTTCAAAGAAGGCAACGCCCCCATAGTAGATGTGCAAAAGGCGGAGTGGTACATCAGACGATTAGTTCAGCTCCTACAAACGAAACCTTCCGTGCAGCAGCCCACGCAGAAAAAAGAATATCCCATGTATCCGGTGGACCACTGATGAAATTGCAACCCGTTCCCATTAAACTGCGCGAGGCTAATGATTTTGTGGAACAATACCATCGGCACAGTCAACGGACACAAAGAGATGGTGGACGATTTGCTATCGGAGCTACGACAGGAGAGGAAATGGTTGGTGTGGCAATTGTGGGGCGACCTGTCGCCCGTCTTTTGGATGATGGATACACAGCGGAGGTCACTCGATGTTGTGTCCTGGACGATGCCCCTAAAGGCTCTTGCTCGTTTCTGTATGGCCGCTGCTGGAGAATCTGGCAACAAATGGGCGGCATAAAAATGGTAACCTACACCCTTCAAACTGAAAGCGGATCAAGCCTCAAGGGGGCTGGCTGGAAGATTATTGGGGAAACAGAGGGTGGCGGCTGGAATCGTGAAGGACGGGAGCGTGATTGGCAACCCATCTACGGCCAGCTTAAATTTAGGTGGGAGGCTAAATGAAAGAAAATCTCAAGAAGCCAAAATTCGGCGTCAAGACTGAATGGGTTCCTGTCGAGACGTTGCCTGTCACCCCAGACGGGATCAAAGAAATAGCTATCGATCTGGAGACGAAAGATCCACGCCTCCGCTCCCACGGACCCGGATGGCCCACAGGGAACGGAGAAGTTGTTGGTATTGCAATAGCCTATGAAGGATTTAACTCCTATTTCCCTTTTGGACATGAAGGTGGCGGCAATCTAGACAAGGGACACATCAAGAAATGGTTCACGCGAGAGATTGCCAAGTACCCTGCCGACAAAATATTCCACAATGCGGCCTATGACGTAGGTTGGCTCCGGCGACTTGGAATTGAGGTGGAAGGCCGCTTGATAGACACAATGCTGGCCGCTCCCCTGATTGACGAGAACCGACGCTACTACAGTTTAAACAGCGTTTGCTACGACTACCTTGGTGAGATGAAGAGTGAGGCGCATTTGCGGGAGGCGGCAGCAGAGTTTGGCGTAGACCCGAAAGCCGAGATGTACAAACTCCCCGCCGCTTATGTCGGGGAGTACGCAGAAGCAGATGCCAGACTGACGCTGGACCTCTGGCAACATTTCAAAGCCTTGCTGTCGCAAGAGGACCTTTGGCAAATCTTTGATCTTGAAACAGAAGTGCTGCCCTTGTGTATAGACATGACCTGGAACGGTGTCCGGATTGATCTGGAGAAAGCGGAACGGCTGAAACAAAAGCTCCTGCGAGAAACGAAGTCCGTCCTCTCCAAAATTAAAAAGGAAACTGGCGTGGCTGTAGAATTGTGGGCGGCTGCTTCTATCTCCAAGCTCTTCGACCACCACAATATTCCCTATGGTAGAACCAAGACGGGATTGCCCTCGTTTACAAAGAACTTCCTCCAGAACCACTCCCACCCTGTCGCCCAGCAAATTGCTCAAGCAAGGGAGACAGATAAGATTGGTAACACCTTTCTCTCCTCCATCTTCCGTTACGCATCCAACGGACGCATCCATGGTCACATCAATCAGCTTCGATCTGAGGGAGGGGGTACTGTATCGGGCAGACTTTCGATGAATAATCCTAATCTGCAACAGATTCCGGCCCGGAATCCACGATTTGCAAAAGCCATTCGAGGACTGTTCCTTCCGGAAGAGGGAGAGCAGTGGGCGAGTTTGGATTACTCGCAGCAAGAACCCCGCATCCTGGTCCACTATGCCAGTCTCACCGGCAAGCGCGGACTGACAGGGGCCAATTTATTTGTACAAGCCTATCGTGAAGACCCAAAAACCGACTTTCATCAAATGGTAGCCGATATCGCCAAGATCCCACGCAAAAAAGCGAAGACCATAAATCTAGCTTTGCTCTATGGAATGGGCCAAACCCGGCTCGCTGAGCAACTGGACGTGACACCGGAAGAAGCAAAACATCTGATAAAACAGTACCACCAGCAAGTGCCCTTCGTTAAGGAGCTAATGGACACTGTCCAGCGCCGTGTGGGCGGTCCTGTAGGCGGCGGGTTCGTTCGCTCCCTGCTTGGAAGAAAGTGCCGCTTCAACCTGTGGGAACCTAACCTGTTTGTCAGCTCCAAGGCTCTCCCCAGAGACCAAGCGGTAATTGAGTACGGAACGAACATCAAGAGAGCGTACACCTACAAAAGTTTGAACCGCCTGATTCAAGCAAGCGCAAGTGATTTCACAAAAAGGGCTATGGTGGAGATCTACAAGACAGGGAAGGTGCCGTTGGTTCAAATCCATGATGAGCTGGCTCTCTCTGTCAAGGACATGGAAGAAGCCAAAGGTATTCAGGAGATAATGGAGAATTGCGTAGAGTTACAGGTGCCGTGCCCCACAGACGCGGCCCTTGGCCCAAACTGGGGAAACCTCAAGGATGCTTGATTTTTCAGAGTAAATCGCGTATTGTCCCAGACGAAAGGTAGACTTAACATGAACTCCAATAAGTGGAAATCCGTGGTCGTTGCACTTGCCACATACAAGAAATTGAAGAAACGAGCGGTAAAAAACCACCGCACGATCAGCGGTGAATTTACGCATCTCCTCGAACAGGCCGACAATAATGAGCGACCCTCCCAATCGACGGCCTAGTATCACCGACGAGGTAGTTGGAGACGGCTTTGAATTTGCAGTCACGGTCGGGTTTGATCCTGCCTACGGTAACCCTTGTGAAGTCTTCCTGACGAAAAGGGGGAAGTCTGGAACTGAGCTGGAAGCCACACTGTATGAGCTGGGTGTCCTCGCCAGTAAGATCATGCAAGAGAATGACCGAAGCCGTTCCCTGATTATAGATTTGCAAGCGGAAGTAGATCGTTTGAAGAAAGGCCTAAAGGCGTTAGGTGATCCGGAATGACCACAAAGGAAACCCTGCTCATGTCAGACCCAACAGACCCACATACACTGCACCGTAGCGAGGGGCCAGATACATCCATTGACGCGGCTTATTCCATAGACCCCACCCGTCTTGAGAAGATGGTCTACCAAGTTATTTTTGGTTTTGGAAAGGGCGGTTGCATCAGTGATGAAGTACGCGCCAAGCTTCCACATTTATCGTATTCCAGCGTCACCGCTCGTTACCGAAAATTGCTTGATAGGCGTAATATTATAGACACTGGACTGCGTCGTCCCGGAAATTCCGGGAGAGGACAGCGCGTGATGAGAGCCAGTGCCTTCAACCAGTAAATTCTCCGTTATCTACGCCGACCCTCCATGGACGTTTAAGACATGGAGTGAGCAAGGCAAAGGCCGCTCCGCCGAAAACCACTACACTTGCATGACCCTCCAACAAATCCGCGAGCTTCCTGTCGCGGATCTGGCCGCAGAAGACTGCGCCCTGTTCCTGTGGGCCACTGATCCTCTTCTTCCACAAGCCCTTGATTTAATAGAGCGTTGGGGCTTTAATTATAAAACGGTAGCCTTTGTTTGGGCTAAGCTAAACAAAAATGCGCCAACTACGTTGTGGACGGAGGCCGACTTTTTTACCGGCATGGGTTATTGGAGCCGCGCCAACTCTGAACTCTGCCTATTGGGAACGAAAGGCAAACCGCAGCGCCAATCCGCAAGTGTCCGACGACTAGTCGTAGCACCGCGCCGAGAGCATTCCCGCAAGCCTGACGAAGTGGCAGACCGCATCGTTCGACTCATGGGCGACGTGCCTCGCATAGAACTATTTGCCAGAACCAGCCAACCAGGGTGGTCCGTATGGGGAGACGAACCGGAGAAGTTCGCGCATGGCGGAACCGGAACTATTGAGCCGACACGAAA